GGGACGCCGCGCGGACAGGGGGTACGCGCGGCGACCCTGGCGGCAGTCGGGTGCCGTCAGAACAGGAGCGGCTGGAGGTTGGCCGGGCTGAAGCGCTCGGACAGGTCCGCAGCCAACATCTGGATGTTGGCGGTCCGGGCGACGGCCACCGTGGCGATGTCCACGCTGACGTAGTCGTACCCGGGCAGCAGCGATGGCACGTGCAGCTCCACCAGCGCCAGCACCTGCTTGGTGGCGTACGTCGCGCCGGACAGCGTCAGCGTGCCGTCGGTGGCCGCGTTGGCGACGTTGGTCCACGGCTCGGTATTGGCCAGCAGCGTGGCCGACTTCACCCACGCGTGGTCGGCCACGTACGGCTGGGCCGAGCCGCCGGACAACGCCTGCCACTGGTTGATGGTGAGCACCACGTTGGCGGTGCCCGAGGCCGCCGCGCCCAGCTCCACCAGGAAGTTCGGGTTGTTGAAGTTGCGGACGTTGGTCCGCTTCCCGGTGATGGCGGTGGTGGACAGGTCGGCCGAGGTGCCGACGAAGCCCACGTCGAAGGTGTATCCCAGCTTGAACACGGTGTTGCCTCTCTGTCGGTTCCACCCGAATGGGCCTGGAACGCACCGGCCGGGCGACGGGACTAGCGCCGCCGCCCGGCCGGACGATCAGTGGGCCAGCGCCACGTACGGCGTCAGCTTGATGGACGAGTTGTTGTGCGGGGTGATCGGGGCCGGCAGCCACGGGCGGCCGTCCACACGCTCGATGGCGCGGAACGCGGTCTTGTCGGTGCCGAACAGGTAGTCCGCGCTGGACTCGACCTGCATCATCTGCCGGTCGCCCACCAGGTACTCCGAGAAGTCCACGAACATCACGTCGGTGGTGCCGCCGGCGGGGAAGCCCAACGGGCCGATCTTCTCGGTGAAGATCACCGGCCGGCCGAGGATGGTCGGCGTGGGGTCACCGACGGCGTTGGGGATCCACAGCATGACCGGCACCGGGATGGTGCCGCCGCCGCCGCTGTTCGGGATGAAGTACAGCTCGGCCATCGCGGCGAACGCGTCGTGCGACATCACCCAACAGCTGTTCGGGATGCTGGCCGGGTACATAGACTGGTACATCGCGACCAGGTCTTCGTACCGGATGGTGCCGGTGGTGGTGCGGGTGACCGACACCACGCCGCTGCCCTGGGTGACGCCGAGCGGCTGCGTCACGCCGTCGCCGGTCAGGAACGCGATGTCCTCGAACCAGGTGATGCCGGCCGGGAACTTCGCGCTGAACCAGCTCATGAAGGCCGGCGCGTCCAGCATCAGCTCGTTCGGGATGCCGGCGTAGCCCATCAGTTTCTTGGCGTCCAGCGTGACCTGGCCGAACTTGGCCGAGGAGTCGACGCCGGGCGCGCCTTCCGCCGCCCAGAAGAACTGGAGGCCACCGAAGATGGACGTGACGCGAGAGCGCTCATCCACCGCCGGGATCGGCACCTTCAGGCTGTCCATCTGGATGACCGTCGCGCGGGCCCGCACGATGGACGTGGGCAGCGCCAGCTGAAGGATCTCCGAACGCAGGATCTCCGGAATCAGGAAGCCGCCGTCACTCGGCACGATGCTGCCGTAGCTGTTCTGGATCTCCTGGAGCTGGAGCAGCCGGGCAACCATGTCCTGCTTGTTGGGGACGTTGAACTGCGGCCGGCCGGTGGCGTGCACGGCGGCGAAGTACTCCCACGCGCTGGTGAACTTGTCGTCCACCTTCGCGCCCAGCGCCCGCTTGTCCCACAGCTGGCCCTTGCTGGTGCGGGTGTTGGTCAGGCCCATGCCCCGGCGCTTCTGCTGGAGCTGCGCCATCGCCTCGCCGGCCTTGAAGCCCTTGGGCAGCTCGTTGCCGTGGTCTTCCAGGTACTGGATCAGCTCCAGTTCCTTGGCGGCGGCGATGTCGGCCACCGCCGTCTTGCCGGCGTGGGTCTTCGCCCACTCGGCGGCGTATGCCTCACCGAACGCCTTGAACTGCTGGGCGGCGAACGCCGGGTCCGTGCTGATCTTGTTCCGGATGTCCTCGGTCAGGTAGGTGCCGAGCGCTTCCGGATTCGTGGGAATCGCCGTGGTCATCCCTGAGTCCCTTCATTCCACGCCCGGGAGAAGACCGAGGCGTCCCATTCCGTTGTCGTGACGGCCGGCGGAATGTCCGCCTTTGCCGCGATGGTAGACGGTGCCGGCGCTGACTGGCGGCCGTCGAACCGGTAAAACGACATGTTCCACTTGCTGTCGTCGTCGGCCTTGTTCTCGGCCTGCGTTCCCGGCTCCCCGATGTGGTCGGCCAGGCCGGCGTCCACCGCTTCCTGGGCGCTGTACCACTGCTCACCGCGCATGGTGTTGCGCCAGTCCGACGCCTCGCCGCCGGCCTTCTCGGCGTACATCGACGCGATGTTGTCGCTGACCTTGTCCAGCAGGTCGGCCAGCTCCCGCATGTCGGCGGCGTTGCCTCGGCACGCGCCCATCGCGTCGTGGATCATCATGGAGCTGTTCGGCATCATGGTGACCGAGTCGGCGGCCATGCAGATGAACGACGCCGCCGAGGCGGCCAGGCCGTACACCGTGGCGTTGACGGTGGCGCGGTGCGCCCGCAGCAGGTTGGCGATAGCCACGCCGTCGAAGACGTCCCCGCCCGGCGAGTTGACCCGCAGGTGGATGGACGGCGCGGTGACGTCGAACAGCTGCCGCGCGAAATCGGCGGCGGTGACCCCCCAAAAGCCGATCTCGTCCTGGATGTCCAGGATGGCTTCGTCCGAGTCGCTGGAGTTGCTGAAGCGGAACCAGGGCTTGCCGTCGCCGGCCAGCTGCGCACGCGGTGCGTGCTGGCGCACCCGGTCTTCGCTGGACAGCATCCCGAGCGAAACGGCCTGGTTCCAGAATGCCTTCAGTTCGGCACTCATGGAATCACTCGCCTTCTTGTTGTAATCGTTGATGTGCGCCTGAAGGTGGGAGCGCACACCGCCTTTGTCCCCGCCGGGGATCTTCGATCCAGCCAACCGAGCCAGGCCGTTTCGGCAGCCCGGTATGTTCGCCGGCCCGCCGTCGGTCTTGTGGTGCGGGAATTTGTACGCGCTCTTTTCATCGCCAGCGCCGTCGTCCTGCCACGCGTGGCAGTAGTGCAGCACGGACTGTGAATTCGGCATAGCGGCCACAGCCGCCGGTCCATCCCATGGTGTGTTCACCGTGGACGTGTGGTGTACCCCAATCGCCGGCATCACTCAGTCACCTTTCGCCATACGCCGACCACCGTTCCCCGGCAGCGGTCACGGCCCAGACAAGCGACGTAGCCTCGGACGGGGTACAGCTCGTAGACCTTTGAGAAGTCGCCGGATGGAGTGCCGGCCAGGTAGGTGCCGTGGATTTCCGCGCACGGCTCGCAGGTGTTCGAGTCCATCACTTCGCTGGCGTAGATATAGACGTCGTCCACGCCGAGCAGGGTCAGGATGCGCGCGTGGTTGCCGGCCCCGTGCAGGGCAGCGCCGAGCACGTAGCGCAGCTGGGCGTCCGTCAGGTTGGCCACGTGCTCATGGACCAGACGCTGCGTCTCGGGCACCGAGCTGTTGGGGCCGTGCACGCGCGCCGCCTCGCTGCCGGCCGACTGGCCGAGCGACGTGGCCAGCAGCGTCACGGCGATGTCCGCTTCGGCCTCCAGGTCGGCCTCGGTGGGTGTCTGCTGCGCCACGCCGGTGGCTCCCTGCTTGGCCAGCTCGGCGGCGGCCAGGGCGGCGCTGGTGCCGGCGAAGCCAGCCATGGCCTTGCTGACCAGCCGCCGTGCACCGTCCAGCGACGGCAGCTTCAGCCGCGCCAGGCCGGTCTTGTCGCCGGCGTGCAGGGTCTTGCCTACCTCGGCCACGAACCACTGGACCCAGGTGCCCTTCACGGCCTCCCAGCCGGCCAGCAGCCCGGCCAGCGCGGTGCCGAAGGCCGCCGCCACCGGGGCCAGGTCCACGGACTCGGCAGCCTGCGGGTCCTTGCTACCCAATGTGTCCATTCTGACTACGGTCAGTGCGGAACCGGCGCCGTTCACAGGTCACCCCACGATGGCGCGAACTGGTCCACGAACGCCTGCACGGCGGCGCGGCCGGGCAGCGTGGCCAGCAGCTCGGGAAGCGCTGCCTTGGCCTGTTGCGGGTCCGTCTGCGGCGCGTTGGCAGCCGGTCCGGGTGCGCCGATGTAGCGCATGGCCGGCATCGACAGCGACGCCAGCACATCGTCCGGATGCCAGCCGGCGGCCACCATCTCGGCGGCGGCGTGCGCGTTGGCCGCCGTGGTGGCGGCGTCGGCCTGCCAGTCCTCGGGAATGATGTTGTCGAAGTCGAAGCAGTAGACGCCGGACGCCGAGCTGGCGAACATTGGCAGCAGGTACCAGTTGAGCGCCGCGCGCCAGCGCCGGCCCTTGTTGGTGATGGTCCACTTCGTCCAGACGTATTCCGACGCCTCGGCGTTGGCGCGGTTCACGTCCTCGGTGACGCCGATGATGGACTTCGGCGTCCGGAACCCCTCGTAGATGGCGTTCCGATCGTCCTGCCGCATCTCGGTGAATTGCATATCCTTCAGGGACACGTCATTCTGAATCCACTTGCCGCGTTCCAGAATGGCCACGCGGTGTGCATTACGAACGCCACGGTGTTGCTCGGCCCACCGCTCGGTGACGTCCTGCAATTCCCGCTCGGTGAGCAGCGCCTCTTCGTCCAGCTGGATGATGCCGCCCGGATTCGCGCCGTTCTTGAAGAAGTTCCGGCGGTATTCGGACGTCATGTGCGCCGCTTCGAGGTCAGTCAGCAGCGGCTTGGCCGGCGACATTCCGCCCAGCGGGTCGTTCGGGTCCGGCACCTGCAACGGGATGACCTCATCCAGCTGCAACGGGATGAAGCTGCCGTCGTCGCGGATGTAGGCGTAGCCGGCCAGGAACTGGTCCGGATCGGGCACCGGCACGATACGCGTTCGGATCACCGGCCACATCGACGTGGGGATGCCGGCGGTGCGCGCCACCACGATGTACATCAGGCCGGTCAGCTCCACCAACAGCTGGCTGTACTCCACGAAGAACTGCTGGTGCATGAAGGCGTTGGGCTTCTGCCACAGCCGCAGCGCGGCGTGGTCCAGCACTTCCTTGCGCGGGTCCGGGCCGCTGATCCGGCCGCGCCCGGTGCTGGTCTGGTACAGCCGCCATTCCAGGCCGCTGACGGCCTCGGCGTTGAGCGCCGCCGCTGAGTACAGCGGGGTGGACTTGCCGTACTGGTCCACCTGACGCTGGGTGTCGCTGCCGCCTTTGCCGGTGAGCATGGTTAGGGCGGACGCACGGCGGGAAGCCGTGATGGGAACGGGCGGACGCTCACCCTCGGGCAGGCGGGCCGGCGCGGCTGCTGTCGCGCGCCGGACCAATGCGCTACCGAGGGACCGCACCGCCATTCTCTTCACCGTCCTCGGCGTCGTCCGGCGCACCGCCGGTGATGTAGTCGAGTGCGAAGAACGAGACGCCGACGGCGACGAACCCCGCAATCGAGGTCCATTGGAACATGGCGTAGTCGATGGCTGCCAAACCCAGCGACTGGAGAATGACCGAGCGGATGTCGGCGGCGCTGCGCCGGGTGAGCGTGGCCAGCCGAGCAGCCAGGCTGAGCGCTCGGCCGCCGGTGTGCTGGGCAACGGCCACGCCGAGGGTGGAAACACTGGCGGTCATGCTGCTCTCCTCTTGTTGCCGGCGGTGACCCGGTCGACCCGGGCGACCACGTAGCGCATCGCGTCCATGCCGTGATCGTTCTCTTTCACGGGCACGTCCTTGCTGACCTTGCCTTCTTGTTGGTCCCAGACGTACGAGCCGATCTCGTCCAGCGTGCACGCTGGCTTGCCGGCGTCCCGCAGCGACTGGTCCAGCCGGTACAGCGCACCCCGCAGCAGGTAGAGCCGGGGCCGGCCGTCCTTGGCCACCTTCAGCCGCGACTGGACGGCCTGGATGCCGGGCTTGACCCACTTCACCGCCGAGACGGTGCCGCGCCCGTAGTGCTTGCGGAAGGTGGCCCTGTCCTCGGCGTCGTGGTCGCAGATGATGGCCCACGCCTCTGGTTCCAGCTCCTGGTCCTTGTCATCAAACACCAGCTTGCGCAGGTCGGCCACGTGGTCTTCCACCAGGCGCTGCGTCTGGTACTGCTCGGCGTACAGGTACAGCCGGCCGTCGTCGTCCTCGGCCCAGCGCTGGATGACGGTGGGGTTGGTGAAGCCGAAATCGATGGACCACCAGCGCCGCCAGTGCCAGGGCAGGCCGGCGGCGCACAGCCGAGTGTCGGTCCAGCCGCCGTACAGCGCGGCGATGTCGGCCAGACTCGGGCTGTGCACAGCGGCGTCATACCCCTCATACACCTGGCCGTCGGTGGCAACCCACTTGCCATCCCGCAGCCGAGCCAGCCGGACGCCGGTGAGCGAGTCCAGCCGGCCCATGTAGTCCGCGCCGTACTCGGTCAGCGTGCCGTCGCGCCGGTAGATGCGGGGGTTGTCCTTGTGCCGGGACTCGAACAACGCCACCGTGCCGGCGTCCGCGCGCTGCTTCAGCCAGTGTGTGGGCACGTCGGGGTTGGTGTCGGCTATCAGCTGCTGGAATGAGACCTTGCCGTTACGCAACCGGCTGTTGGCCTTCTCCCAGTCGGTGATGGACAGCTCGGTGGCTTCCTGCACATAGATCACGTCGTACTCCGACGACATGATCCGGTTGGGGTCATTGAGTCCACCCACCGCGATGAACGACCCGTTGGTGTAGAGGTAGCCGGCGGCCTTCTCCCGGGTCTGACCCTGGTAGACGCAGAGGCCGAGCTCCAGCGCCTCCCTGGCCACGTGCTCCTTCCACGTCACCAGGGCGGTGCTGGACAGGTCGGCGGCCACCTTGCGCAGGATCAGCCCGCGCATCCCAGGGTTCTTCAGCGCCATCAGGTGCAGCTTCTCCAGGCACGCCCGGGTCTTGCCGGTGCCGGCCGGGCCCGACAACAGGACTTCTTTGCCTCGGTAATGGAACAGCGACTTAGCGGCACCCCACGGTTCGTATACGTGGCGCACGACGGTGCGCGGCGTGGTGAGCGTGGCCGTCACCGCAGCACCACCCAGAGCAGGTCCACCACGAAGATGCCGGCCACCAGCGCGGTGTCCAGCCAGTCGTGCCAGCGCGGCCGGTGCGCTGGTCCCCAGCCCTGGGCGACCAGCTCACGAATCACGGCCTGGTCGCCGAGGCGGGAACGGATGCGCGCCGAGCAGACGGGGCACTCCAGCTCGGCCTCGGTATTGGTCATCGCCGGTCCAGCCACTGCCACGCCGTGATGACGTGGTGCCAGCGCACCGTCGTGATGGCGTCGACCACGTGATTGGGCAGCGCCAGGCCCAACGTCATGCAGCCGAGCCAGGCCAGGATGCCCGGCCAGCCCATGGCCAGCAGCGTCACCGTGACGGCGAAGTAGGCCAGCACCCAGCCGGCGATGCGCAGCGCGGTCACGACTGCGCCTCGGTCGGCCGAACGATCGTCTCCCCGGGGCCGACCACTTCGGCCACGCCGTCGGTGCGCTCGGCCCACTCGGTGCCGCAGACGCAGGTGTGCTCGGTGTCGACGGCGTGGGCGCTGGTGTCGTGGTCGCAGTAGTGCACGTGCTTGCCGCCGGTGGCGTCGGTGGCCTCCAGCAGCACCGCGCCGCACGCCTCGGTGGCGGTGTCCTGCTCGGCGATGCCGGACCAGCGCCGGGGGCACGCCGGGTGATCGCCCATCGACGCCGCGCCCATGACGGCGGCCATCAGCAGGTTGCCGAGCCCCTGGGCCATGCCGTCCGGCATCCCGCCGAGCAGCTGCTGGCCGACGGTGGGCGCTCCCGGCTCGGGCGTCAGGGGCGGCGCCGGTTGGTCACTGTGCGTAGTCACTTCAGCGCCTCCACATCGACGCCGACCACGCTGTACTCCACGGTGGCGTCCATCGTGATCTTCTGCTGGACGGGCGCGTTCGCGCCGGCCAGAACGGACATCTGGGCCACGATCATGCGCTGCTCACGGATGGCAGCCAGCTTCGGCCCGTCGTCCAGCACGGGCTTGCCGTCGATGTAGACCACCTGACCGTTGCTGTGGGCCACGTGGTCCCGGTCCAGGATCTCCTGGGCCCGGCGGTACTGCTCGCCCAGCAGTTCGGCCAGCTCAGCGCGGTAGGCGGCCAGCGCCGGCGCGGGGATGGCGGCCAGCGCCCGCCGCCACTGTCGCCAGACGGCCTGGCGCGACGGTGGGTGGTCCATCGGCGTCGGCCACTGACCGGCCTCCCACAGCTGCCGGCCGATCTCCTCGAACTCCACGTTGTCCCGGCGCAGCTCCACGATGCGCGCCCGAGCCACCGCGCCCGCCTCGCCATCCCAGGTCGAGTTCGTGCCCAGCCCCTGGCCCATGATCACCGCCCGTGGTCAACACCCCATGGTAACCGGGGTTTCTACTTGCACACGGTAGCAAGAAGCGGCGGCAGGCACGTGGCCCACCGCCGCTCCCGTGATCTAGATCAGCCCTTGTCGATGTCGTCGCGCCACTCCTTCAGCGCGTCCACCACCTTGTCACCGGTCTTCTGGCTGCCACCACCAGCCGCGCCGCCGGCCTTGTCCAGCTTCTTGTCGTCCTCCCGAACCTTAGACAGGTCGGTAACGTCGTCGTCGCGCTTCTTGTCGCGTGCCATCTGCTCACTCCAGGGTTGGTGTGCGTGCGCTTACGTCGTGTTCATCGGTGACGACGGTCCAGTCGTTACGCTGGAACTCCTCCAGCTTAGACCGCCGGTACCGGACCAGCGGATGGCCGCCGGACCGGCGTTTGAACACCACCACCGTGCCGTCGGGGAAGTCCCCGGCCTTGCGGCGGTAGTGCAGGGACCGCAGCCCACAGTGGAGCAAGGCGGCGGCTTCCTGTCGGCTGATCAGGTCGGGATCGTCGAACGGGACCGTGCCCTCCGTCCCGGTGTGCTCCGCAGTCATGTTGCAGATGGTAGCACGGACGGGCGGCGCGCACCGGCCGCCCGTCCGTGCACGTCAGCCGCTGTGCCAGGAGCGCGCCGGCGGCCCACCGGCCGAGGCCGTGATGGCGATGTCACCGAGCCGGTGGGTCATCACCCGCATCAGCGTGTCCAGACCGTCCTGGGCCTTCTCCGCCGCCACCATGGCCACCACTTCGTCATGCACCGGCATCAGCACGCCGCCACCGTGCTCGGTGCCATCCCACGCCACCAGCGTGTCCCCGAGCAGTTCCCGAGCGGTGCCCTGGATGAGGTAGTTCGGGCCCTTGTGCGGCTGGCGCGGGTCCAGGTGGATGATCCGGCCGGAGTAGGTGCGGAACTGCCGATTGCCGGCGCGGATGGCCGACTTGATCTCCTCGGACCACTCGGCCAACCGAGGAGTGAACTTGCGCAGAGCGCCGACGGCGTCGGCCACCACGTCCTCGGTGACGCCGGACTGCTTGGCCAGCGTCTCGTAGCCGCCGCCGTAGATGTGGCCGAACACGATGCGCTTGGCCAGCGTGCGGTTCTCGTCGGCCAGCTCCTCGCCGAAGACCTGCGCCGCAATCATGCGGTGGATGTCCAGACCCTGCTCCAGCACCTGGCGCAGCACCGGGTCACCGGACAGCGCGGCGGCCACCCGCAGCTCCACGCCTTCGAAGTCGGCCGAGACGATCAGCTGCCCGTCGTCGGCCAGGATGCACTCCCGCAGGCCGCCCTTCTTGCTGATCTGCTGCATGTTCGGCCGCACGCAGGACATCCGGCCCGTGTCGGCCCCAAGGGTGTAGACCGTCGGCCGGACTCGCCCGTCACCCTGGAGCACGGCGATGCGCCAGGGCCGCAGGAGCAGCTTCAGCGCGGTGTCCTCATGCCGCCAGTCCAGCACCAGCCGGGCGGCGGCCTGCGCCGGGCCGGACCGCTCGGCCAGGGTGGACATGACGTCCTTGGCCACGCTGGGCTGCCCTTGCGGGAACTTCTTAGACGGCTTCGTCCAGGGCAGCTGGACACCCAGGTCGGTGAACGCCTTGGCCAGCTGCTGCGTGCTGCCGGGGTTGTCGATGCGCAGCGTGTCCCGCAGCTGCTCCTTCAGCTGCTTCTCCAGCGCGTCCCGGGTGTCGTGCTGGATGAGCACCTGCTCGGCGTCCAGCGGGAAGCCGAAGGTGGCCGCCGGTGCCACCACCCGCTGGATGTGGCGCTCCCGGGCGTGCACAGCCGGATCGGGCTTCGGCAGCTCCAGCGCCAGCAGCGCGCCGTCCAGCACGTCGGCACAGGCGTAGCGCTGCATGGTGGCGCAGCGCTTATCCACCTGGAGCCAGCCGGACTTCTCGGCCGGGGTGGTGGGGTCGGTGTCCTTCAGCCAGCCGGCGGCGGCGAACAGCGCGTCCTTGCGCTCCTCGGCGGCCGGGGACATCGCGGCGTCGCCGAGCACGGCGGCGCTGGCCGCCTTCAGCGCCGGGTCCCCGCCGCTGCTGCTCGGGTCCGCCAGCTTGGCCGGCAGCACGGTGTCTTCCATCTTGGCCCACAGCTCGGCGTGGGTGGCGATGCCGGCGTGGTGCAGCGGGGGGATGTCGGCGTTGGCGTTGTGCGCGTGCAGCGTCTCAGCCCGCTTCAGCGCCGCCGTGGCGATGGCGCAGCAGACGGCGCAGTCGGCGTCCAGGTCCACCGTCAGCACGCGGGTGCCGAGCTGGACGGTCCGCAGGGCGTAGAGCGGGTGCCCGATCGGGTAGCCGGACGTCTCCACGTCCACGGTGAGGTGGCCCCGGGACTTCTCCATGGCGTCGATCAGCAGCGGGCCTACGTGCACGTGCTCGATGTGCCGAGGGGTCGGGGTGGTGCGCCGGACCACCACCGGCAGCTCCAGCAGCTCTCCGGACAGCTCGGCCAGCTTGGCGGCCTTCTCCTCGGCCTTGCGCAGCTGGGCCGGCGTCGGCTCTCCGGGCGCGCGACGCGTGCGCTTTGCACGGACCGGCGCCGGGGCCGGTGACGGATTCGGTGACGGATCCGAAACGGGAGGTTCTCCCTGGTCAGATGCCGATTTCGCACCTTCCGGTGACGGATCCGGTGACGGCTCCCCTATACCGGAATATTGTGACTTTATTGATTTAGATGAGATGTTGTTGGGGAACTGGGGACCATCCGTCACATCCGTCACACCATGATCGTTATCGGTGCTGACCTGCGGTTCCGGCCGTGACGGACCGTCCTCGGCATCCGTCACCTCATCCGTCACAACCGTCACGGGACCGGACTCGGCCGGAGCGGGTGACGGGCCGGTGAACCAGTTGCCCCCGGGCTGGTTGAGCACCAGGAGCCGGTACTTGCCGTCCCGGGCGTGCCGGATGCCGACGCCGGCCTTCGTCAGCCGCCGGCCGAAGTCCACGGCGGACAGGACGGTGCGCCGGCCGAAGACCGGGTGGTTGCGGAACCACACCGCGAAGTCGTTGTGCAGGACACCGGACAGCGTCCCCGTCTCGTCCGGGCTGGTGCGCTCGGACAGCCACAGCTGGACCGGGTCCTGCTCCCGGACCATGGACTCCACCATCTCCGCCACGCCAGCCGGGGTGTGGGACTGGTCCAGGATGGACGGGTCCGCCAGCCAGGCGGCGGCCCGGCGCATCATCGCGGCCAGCACGCCGGGCGCTTCCTTGGCCCACGCCCCGCTGAAGCTGTCTCCGGCCACCTCGCCCAGCGCCGCCCGGGTGCGCGCCACCGCCTCCAGGTCGCCGTCACAGGGCACCACCCGGGCCCGGGTGCGCAGCGCGTCGTCGGTCAGCTCGGGCGCGTCGTTCTGCATCAGGACCAGGGTGTGGGTGCTGTCCCAGGTCACCGGGTCCTTGCGCATCTGGTTGCCAGTCATCCGGCCGCCGCCGGTGAGCAGCTTGACCCGCTCCACCTTGTCCCGGTGGGTGGGGGCCGGTTCGTCGATGTAGGCCAGCCGCAGGCCCTTCAGGCTGTAGACCACCGAGCCGTGCGCCTCGGGGGCCACGATCAGCTTCTGGTCGGCCGGGCCGCCGTAGGTGCCCAGCAGGTGGCACAGCAACACCACCACCTGCGTCTTGCCCCGGTCCTTCTCGCCCCACAGCACTGGCATGATCTTCGGGCTGTAGCCGGTGAGGCCGACGGCCAGCACCGACAGCGCCCATTCCCTGATCTCCGGATCCGGCCAGACGGCGGCGACGAAGGCGTCCCACAGCGGCGTGGGCCCTTCCACCGGCTCGAACCGGGCGGTGTGGGTGTGCGGGGTGAGCGGGTCCACGTGCTCGGCCAAGCCGCCGGTGCGCAGGTTCCACGGCCGGCCGCCGGCCCACAACACGGTGGGGTCGGCGTCCAGCTCGGACAGCTTCACGTGGCTGGAGTGCCCTGCCGTCGCCGTGCGCTCCCGGATCTTGCGGGACACCGGGGCGCTGCCGGCGCTGGAGTGGAAGCGCTGGTGTCTCCAGCCCTGCCAGTGCTCGGCCGTGCGCTCGGACGGGTCCTTGGGCACCGGCCGCAGGCCGTAGGGCATCCGCCGGGCGACTTCCGACACCGCCCAGCCCGAGGCGTCCCGGGCGATGGTGAACCAGCGGTCCGGGCCGCGCACCAGCCAGCTGCCGGATTCGGAGTCCATCCGCAGGTTGGGCAGCAGCTCGGCCAGCACCGCCTCGGCCAGGCCCTGGTCCGTGTTGTCCTCGGCCGGGTCGAACACGTCGGGCAGCCGGCCGAACTGCCGGACGTGCTCCAGCGACGCCACCGCGCGCGGCGGCAGGTCGGCGGGGACGCCCGGCTGGCCAGCGAAGCGGTCGTCATAGACCTTGAACGGGCGCTGCTGGCCGTCGGTCAGGCCCTGGTGGATCCACTTCCGGTCGTCGTCGTTGCCGGTGCCGCCCCACGCCGTGCCGGCGGCGTCGAACAGCCGTTGGGCGGCGTCCGCGCCGTCCAGCACGCCGGCCCCGACGTAGCCGCCCAGGATCAGCGCGGCCCGCAGCAGGACGGTGCGGTAGCCGCTGCCCAGCGTCGCCGGCGCGCTGGCGGCCTCCAGCTCCCGGGCGATGGCGGCGTGGGCGGCGCGGATGGAGTGCGGCGGCTTGGCGGCGAAGTCGTCGAAGGCGGAGGCGAGGTGTCCCGGCGCGGCGGCCGGTGCTGCCTTCGGCTGCTCCCGCAGCGCCGCCACCCACGCGTCCGGCAGGAACGGCAGGTCAGCGACGGCCGGCAGCTCGGCCTCCCCCGCCGGCGTGAAGTCCGGCCGGTACCAGGCGTAGACACCGCCTTCGGGGTGCACCGACGGCGCGGCCACCAGGTAGCGGTGATGGTGTTGCAGCACGTCGATGCCGGGTCCGGGCTTGCCCACCAGGCGGATGTCCGCCTGCGGCAGCCGGTAGAGCCACACCCGCGCCGGGCTGTCGGCTCCTCGGGAGGTGGACGACCAGGTGGCCGGCAGCGGACCGAGCTGGGCCATCAGCTCCTGGAGCGTGGCCATGCCGGGCTTGTCGCCGTAGTGGTCCACGTCGATGCCGACCACGCCGGCCGGCAGCCGCAACGCCAGGTTGGCCGGGCCCTGCCGCATCCAGGCCACCAGCTCGGCGACGTCGGGCAGCTTGCCGTCCGCGCCGGTGTAGCCCTCGGGTGGCGGGAACTTCTTGCCGTAGGGCAGCGGCAGGACGCCGGGCCACCCTGCCTGAAAGTACAGAGCGGCCTGCGCATACGGACTAGTCGTGCTAGGTTCCACGTGCTTGTTCTCCTCAGTCGTTCGGCTGCTCGGGTTGCATGGGCCCGGTGCGCGGCGGTGGGTGAGGCAAGATCACTCCTCCAGGGTGAGCGAGGGGCCCCCGGCGGCGCGGGGGCCCTTTTCGTTGACGGCATTGGGACTCTACGCCCTAAACCTCGATTTTCGGGGGCAAGACGCACCGAGTTGCAAAGCCGTGCACCAGAGCGTACCTTGGCCGGCATGACCAACACCATCACCCCGGCGAACGTGCCGGCGAAGCGGGAGGACGCGCTGGCGCAGGCGACTGCCGCCGCCGAGCAGCGCTTCGTCCTGGAGGAGTTCCAGACCGAGGACGGGGACAACCGCGACCCCGTCACCGGCGAGGCTCCGAAGATCACGATGTGGGGCGTGTTCGACGTCACCCAGCGTCAGGATGGCCGCAACGGCATGGTCTGGCTGCCCCGGGAGGGCTTCCAGGCCGCCTTCGCCGAGGCGGCGGGGGCCGACCTGTGCGCCGCCGTGCGGGCCCGGTTCGTAGCCGAGGCCATGCAGTCCTGGGACGCCATCACCGCCGCCGCCGAAGCCACGCAGGTGCACCAGGTGATCCGGCTGGACATCGCGCCGGCGTCGAAGGCCGAAGCGGTGCAGCGCCAGCGCCTGGAGCAGCTGGTGGCGCTGTACGACGAGGCGAAGGCCGAGGCCGACGCCGCCGCCGCGAACCTCAAAGAGATCACCGACGGCATCAAGGCCGAGACGCGCCGACTGTACCCGGACCGCGTGGACTTCACCATCACGTCCGGCGCGCTGGCGCACCCCCTGATGCTGCTGCGCACCGTCAGCCGGGTGTTCGACACCGCCTCGGCCAAGCGGGTGCTGTCGGCCGAGCAGTACGACGCGCTGTGCAAGGACCGGGAGTCCTGGGTGCTGAAGGCGAAGAAGGGCTGATCATGGCTGACCTCACGACGAACGGGCCCGCCACCAAGCAGGCGACCATGGGCCAGGTCCGGCCGGTGCCGCCGCACACCTTCGGGCCCGGCGACGACGCGCCGGCGGCCAAGCCGCTGCCCAACCGCAAGGTGGTGCGCCGCTTGGTCGGCGTCACGGGAGCCACGCGGTCCCGGGACACGCAGGCGGCCCCGCATCCGATGCGCACCGGCCGGACCGTGCTGTCCAGCCTGCGCAGCAGCAACCCGCGCATCCGGGCGTCCGCGAAGGCCGCCGCCATCGCGCTGGGCGTGCTGGCCGCCCCGACGCCGAAGCCGGCCGGCTGGCGGCGGCCGAAGATGCACGGCCCGGCTACCCCGTTCTTCACTGGCACGCGCCGGACCAGGGAGGGCTGATTCGTGGGCTACACCGTAGGGCCGCACCTGGACGAGATGACCCGGTGCACGGCCGACACCAGCGCGGGCATGCGATGCGCGCTGGCCGACGGGCACCGTCATCTGCACGTCACCGCGCGAGGGGACCGTTTCATCCGGCGCGGTGGCCCGCTGCTGTTCGAGGGGCCCTGGCCGCTAGCCGGCCAGGACATGACGCCCGAGTCGTTGCGCGCGATGGCGCAGACGCCGGCGGATTCCACCGCTGACCACATCGGACCGGACCACCACACTGATGCTCTGCGCTACATGGCCACCGGTTCGAACCGCCTGGCGAAGGCCGTCACCGGTGAGCTGTCGCATCTCGGCAACCGCGTGGTGGCGCTGGAGAAGCAGCTGGCTGCGCTGGGCGACCCGCCGGTGACCCGGGTCGAGCTGACCACGCTCACCAACCGGGTGGACCAGCTGTCCGGCCGGCACGACAAGTTGACCATGTCCGTCGGCCGACGGGCCGAGGAGTTGGACCGGCTCACCGACCGGGTGCGTCAGCTCCAGGATCAGCTGGAGCGTCTGTCCGCCGAGATGGTCAAGTCTCGGTCCAATCACAGCCAGCGCCTGGATGCTTTGGCGCGTGCGGACTTCGGCGGCGGCCTGGCCGGGATGCGCCGGGACATCAACCGCATCGTGTCGCTGATCGGGGCCGAGGGGTGGAACGGCCGTAAGGAGCTGGCCACCACTGAGCAGTTGGCCGGCCACACTCTGGCAATGGGCAAGCTGGATGAACGGCTGGCTGTGCTGGAAGGCCGGCTGTGCCGCAGGGGCAACCCGTACGACGCCAAGCTGTGCGTGCTGCCCAGGGGGCACAAGGACCGGCACGCCGACGACCAGGGGGTGACGTGGGAGTGACCGAGCAGCGGGACTACACCTGGCGGGACGCCCTGGGTGCGTTGGCGGATGCCGCCGTGGTGCACCGTCCCGCGCCTGAGCTGGCGGTGGCCGAGGGGTTCCTGCGGACCCACATCCGGGAGTTGGAGCAGCGCGCCAGCGCGGCCGAGCGCCTGGAGCGCATCGACGTGCTGGAGCTGCGCCCGGACGACGTGCTGGTGTTCACCCTGCGGGATGACCAGCCGCTGTCCATGGCCGACGCCGAGGACATGGACCGGCTGGTGCGCGACAACCTGAACCGGGCGTTCGCCGGCTGGCCCGAGGACCGCAAGACCCGGTTCCTGGTCGTCAACGGCGCTGACCTGTCGGTGCTGCGCCCGGCGCCGGAAACTACGCAGAGTGACCAGACGGCTACAGAGGTAAGGCCTTCCCCTGGTGGCGACCCGGTGCGTCCAGCGTGGAATCGGACGCTGGACGCCATCGCCGAGCGGGACGACCAGCTGAACAGACGCACCGCGCCGGAAGTCGCGCAGAGTGATGAAGCCTGCGCGCACGCGTACCGGCGTGCCACCGGTGTGGTGTATTGCACGCGGGAGAAGGGCCACCCGGGCAACCACAGCGCACCAGGACACAGCGGAAACCGGGTGGTGTGGAACCCAGCCGAGCCGGACGCTTTCGAGCAGAACGAGCAGCGCATCGCGCCGGTGCATCTGTCCCATTTCCGGATTCCGGGCCAGGGTGAGTCGCCTTGCCACAACCGAGGGCCCCGTGTGGGTGACGACGTAATGGTGTGTGCCCTGGTGAAGTGGCACGACGGGCCGCACATGGACCAGGTGGCCGTGAGCCACGCCGGCAAGGCCGGGGAGGTGTGGGAGTGACGCGCTTCGAAGACCGTTTGCGGGAGGTGCGCGGCACCAACGGCGATGACTACTACCTCGGGCTGGAGGCCATCGCCGAGGGACTGGCGGAGATCATCGGGTTGCTGCGTCCGCTGGTCGACACGGTGACGGCGCAGCCCGAGCCGGTCACCATCCGGTCCAGCGGCTTCGGCATACCGTGCCTGGCCGGGGACCCTGGCTCCAACGGCTTCCGTCGGTGCTCGGAGCCATACGGCCACGACGGTGATCACAAGCACCGGGATCGGCTGTCTGGCATGACGACGGTGTGGAGCCAGCCGGTTCAGGTGCCGCCGCCGGATCGGTGCGCCTCCAATCTGACCGACACGGGTGGTTCGGATCGGGAGGGTGTCAACCTCCAGTGCGTGATGCCGAGGGGGCACGACGGGTTGCACACCGATGGCACCTGGAACGCCAACGGCCCGATGATCTGGGGTGCGTGATGCTTGGCCTGATCTGGGACGTCATCGACGCCGCCGCGTACTTCTGCTCGCAGCGCCGCGCCCGGCTCCAGCGCGTGCGGGTGCCGGCGCGCTGTCCGGAGCGGGACGCCCTGCTGCGCCAGTGCCTGCTGGACGTCGGCCACGCCGAGCAGCACTCCGCCAACGGCGGCGTCTGGGCGTGGGTCGTCGGGAACCGCAGCAGCACCGACCTGGCGAAGGTGTGCCCGGTGCACTGCCGGCCGTCCTGCTCGTTCCCGAAGTGCGGTGATTGGGCGTCGGGGACCTCGGCCAGGCGGTCGATGTATTGCTCAAGTGGCCTCGGCACTGCCGCTCAGTGCACGCGGCTGGCTGGCCATGCTGGACCGCACAAGGCTGTGGGGGACCTGTGACCGCCGAGAACCCCGGCAGCCTGGCGGCGTTCTTCTCCTCGGCCCCCGGGCCGGCCAAGCCGCAGTCCGGCAACACCGAGTGGGCGCAGCGCATGGCGGCCGAGGTGAAGTCGGTGATCCGCACCTACACCGAGTGGCAGCCACGCAGCCAGCAGGTGCACCTCGGCCCGTCCGAGCTGGGCGTGGAGTGCGACCGGCAGGTGGTGGGCAAGCTGGTCCGGGAGACTTCCACCAACCACGTGTTCGACCCCTGGCCCAGCTTCATGGGCACCGCCGGCCACGCCGCCATGGAGCTGGCGTTCCAGGCCGACAACCAGCGCATCGCGCCGCTGCCGGGGGAGCCGCCGGGCTTCGTGCGGTGGCTGACGGAGACCCGCGTGGTGCCGCACCCCGAGCACAGCGGCACCGCCGACCTGTACGACGCCCGGGAACGCGCCGTCCTGGACCACAAGTTCCTGGGCGATGCCAGCCGGGAGAAGGTCATATCGGGCCGGATACCGCGCAAGTACCGCCGCCAGCTCCTGCTCTACGGCCTCGGCTACCTGCGGGCCGGCCGGCCGGTGGACCGGGTGGCGCTGATCGCCTACCCGCGCACCCGGTCCACGCTGGACGGGCTGTACGTGTGGGAGATGCCGTTCGACGCCGAGGCGGTGGCCGAGCTGGTGGACACCTTCGCCGAGACGGAGCGCCGCAAGCTGTACGCCGCCGAGGTGGCGGCCGGCCGGATGACCCTGGAGCAGGTGCCCAGGACGCCGGTCCGGGACGAGTGTTACTACTGCCCCTTCTACCGCCCTGAAGGCGGACACGGGCCGGCTGTCGGCTGCCCGGGAACGGTTGGATGATGACCGACAACGTCAACGGCTATCTGCTCGAAGGCCCCGTCGGGCCGGAACCGGCGCCGGTCAACACGCGCGGTAATCGTCCGGTGCCGCACCGTGTGGACATCGAGCTGAACAACGCCGCGCACGGCACCGTCCTGGTGGACGGCCAGCCGGTGCAGAACCTGGTGGTCGGCCTCACCGTCCTGGCGGTGCCGGGCAAGGGTCCACGCGTCGTGCTGGAGCTGGCCGCTGCGCTGAAGCTGTCTTCGGACGTGGCCGCCGTGGAGCTGGGCGACGACACGGAGCAGCTGCTGAAGCGGCTGGGCTGGACGCCGCCGGCCGCCCCGAAGACGCCGGTGGAGATGCCCGGCTCGAACCAGGTTGCATCTGACGGCAATTGAGTGCATTCTGTTGGTGGGGCCCGGCTCCATGCCTAACCGGTTCGCAGTCCCTAGCGGGTAGGGGACCGGGTGCGCGAATCCCGCTGAGTACCGGGCCCCACCCACCTCACAAGCAGAAGCGAGACACGAGATGTCGCAGCCGTACAACCCTTACGCCCAGCAGCCGGTGCCGGCCGCCCCGCAGCAGGTCCCCGGCGGTTTCGTGCCGCAGGCCCCGCAGCAGTACGCGCCGGCTCCGGCCGCGCCGCCCGTCTACCCGCAGGGCTACCCGCAGCCGGGTCAAAACGTCCAGTACTACAGCCCGCAGCAGTACGCCGGCATGGTGGCTGGCCACCCGCAGGGTGCCCCCGCCTACGGGCAGGCTCCCGCACCGGCGGTCCCCCCGCTGGCCCAGGGCAGCCTGGACGCCTTCTACCAGCAGCCGTCCGTGGGCGGCGGCGCGGCGCTGAAGTTCAACCAGCTGGGTGACTCCCACGCCTTCGTCTTCGCCCGGGACGTCCGGGACTCCGACGTGGTGCAGCAGACGCAGATGGGGACCAACATCCCCGCCACGTTCGGCGACGGCAGCCCGATGTATCAGCTGGTGTGCCCAGTGATCACGCCGGACGGCAACAACGCTACCTGGTACGTGAAGGGTGCTACCCGGGAGGTGCTGCTGGAGGCGATGGCCAAGGCCGGGGCCCCCGCCAACACCTTCCCGAAGAAGGGCGACGCCGCCCGGGTCACCTTCGTGGCCGAGCGGCCGACCCGCTACGGCAACAAGGCCAAGGTGTACTCGGTGGACTACACCCTGGCGACGCAGGCCGGTGGCGGCATGAACACCGCCCAGCAGTTCGCGCCGCAGGCCCCGGCGCACCCGGCCGGCGGCCCGTCCGGCACGACGCTGGCGCAGGCTCCGCAGCAGTACGCCCAGCAGCCGGCCGCGCCGGTCCAGCCGCAGGGCTACCCCCAGCAGGGCTTCGTCCAGCAGCCCGAGCAGGCCCAGCCCACGCCGGGCGTGGCCGCGCCGGCGGCGCAGGGCTACGTCCCGCAGGGGATGGATCCGAACAGCCCGCAGTTCGCCGCGTTCCAGCAGCTGCTCGGTCAGGCGGCCGGACAGCCGCAGCAGTAGAACCCCGCCGGGCGGGATTCGAGAGGACTTCTTGGCCGGGTGTTGGGGCTGCGCCCGGTGGTTCGCCTCTCGAACGCGGCCACGTCCGGCACCATGCGGCCCGTCGGCGTACCCCTCACGCCGGCGGGCCGTTCTACGTCCTGGAGGACACCGTGAGCAAGGACATCCAGATCATCATCACCGTGAGCGACCGGGCGGCCGAGCAGCTGGCCGGGCTGACCGAGTTCTTCGAGGAAAAGCTGGTAGAGGCGACGGCCGAGACGCTGGACGTGCCGGCCGACTTCACCACCATGAACGCCAGCTACCGGGGCGTCGTGGACGACGTGCCGGCCTCGGCGCTGCCCGGCGGCTTCGAGTACGAGACGGGGGACCGGGGGTGAACACCGCGTTGCACGCGGAGATCCACGCCGACGGGCAGCGGGTGATCCTGTTCGCCGTCGGTCCCGAGGTCCCCGCCATCGCCCAGGGCCTGGAGCTGCTGACGCCGCTGTTGAAGCCGACGGACCCGCCCGGCGCGCTCCAGGCTCCGCTGTGCTGGCCGCTGGTCGTCCAGCTGGCCACGCAGTACCCCGGCGTCTTCCTGCCGGGCCCGAGGCTCCAGGCGTGGATAGCCAGCCAGGTGATGGCACGCATGGCCGCCGTCGACACCACCCCGCCGCCCGAACTGGCCGCCGGCGACAAGCAGCCGCGCCCGTACCAGTGGGAAGGTGCGTCCATGCTGGCCGGCACCGGCCGGGGGTTCCTGTTCGACGACCCGGGCACAGGCAAGACCATCACCGCGCTGCTGGCCGTGCTGAAGCTCCGCGCCGCCGGCGTGATCCCGGTGGCCGGGCCCGTCGTCGTGGTCTGCCCCGGCACCGTCGTGGACAGCTGGGTGCGCGCGTTCGCCGCCTGGACGACGCTGTCCGCCGTCGCCTGGCGCGGCGCTCCCGACACGCGGGAGCGCAAGGCCGGGACCGCCGACGTCTACGTGACCAGTTACGGCACCGCCCGGAACGACATCCGCACCCCAGCGGGCAAGCCGGGCCCGCTGGCCAAGCTGGACCCCTCGGTGGTGATCGTCGATGAGTGCCACGCCCTGAAGAACCGGGACAGCAAGCAGTCCCAGCGAGTGCGCTGGCTCGGCTCCCGGGCCCGCTGTGTATTCGCTCTGTCCGGGACGCCGATCACGCACACCATCCGGGACCTCTGGCCGAACATGGCGATGGTCGACCCGGCCGGCTATCACTCCGAGGAGCGCTTTACCGGCCGGTACGTGCAGACCACCACCGGCGACTACAAGGGCGAAGCCATCGGCCTTCAGCCCTGGCGTCAGGACGAGTGGGATCGGGCGCTGCTCGGCCAGTACCGCCGGGTCAGCAAGGCCGACGTGCTGCCGCAGCTGCCGCCGAAGGTCTACTCGGTGCGGGAGGTGGAGCTGCCGCCGGAGTACCGCAAGGCCTATGACACCTTCGAGGTGGACATGCTGGCCGAGCTGCCGGACGAAGAGGTGGAGCTGTCCACCATGTCCGAGCTGGCCAAGCTGGAGCTGCTGTGCCGACTGGCCTGCGCCGCCGCCGACGTCTACACCGTGCTGGTGGAGACGGAAGACCCGATCACCATGGAGCGGGTGCAAGAGGAGCGGGTCCGGGCCCGACTGCGTGCGCCGAGCTGGAAGGCCGACGCCCTGGTAGAGGTGCTGGATGAGCGACCCGGCCAGCAGGTGGCGGTGTTCGCGCCGTCGCGCCAGATGATCGACGTGGCGCACGAAGTCGTCACGAAGGCCGGCTACCGGTGCGCGCTGATCGTCGGCGGCCAGTCGGCCCGGGAGCGCACCGCTGAGGTGGACCGGTTCCAGGCTGGCGACGCCGATGTCATCCTGGTGACCACCTCGGCCGGCGGCGTCGGCATCACGCTGACGGCGGCCAGCGTCGTGGTGTTCCTGCAACGACCCTGGAGCTACGTGGAAGCGGCGCAGGCCGAGGACCGGTGCCACCGCATCGGGTCCGAGGTCCACGACTCCATCGAGATCATCGACATCGTGGCGCGGGACACCGTGGACAGCCGGGTCCGGGAGGTGCTGCGCACGAAGGCCGGCGCGCTGGCCGAGCTGGTGCGGGATCCCCGGATCGTGCGCGAAGTGCTCGGCGGTGTGTGATGCCCAACGGCAACCAGCGGGGCAGCGCCGAAGACCGCCGCCGGCGCAAGCAGTGGCTGTTGGACACCTTTGGCGACGGTGTCGAGGTGATGTGCCATCTGGAGGTGTCCGACCAGTGCCTGATGGTGCTGACCTTCGAGACGCTGACCGTGGATCGGGTAGTCCCCGGCTGCCTCGGCGGCCGGTACACCCGGGACAACATTCGGCCGGCCTGCGGTCCGTGCCAGGACCACCAGGGCGGCAAGCTGGCGCACCGCCCGGCGCCGGGAAACGATCTTGGTTCGGGTGTTTCCGCAGGTAAAAGGCTGTTGCGCTCAATTGCAACTTGATGCCATACTGGTTCCACGCCGCACCACCAACTTCAGACCGAGGAGCACCCACCATGCGCAACAACCTGGTCAGTGAGAACGGCAAGACGGTTCACCTGCCTGTCAACACCTTCGAGCAGAACCGCTACGCCTGCCAGCCGCGTGTCGGCCTGGTCCGGCACCTGGAGGAGAAGCGCACCGACGACGCTGTGACCTGCGGTAACTGCCTGCGGGTCATCGCTCGGGCCGAGGCGCTGGCACACGCCTGGCGGGACGCCATCCTGGCCGGTGCCGCCGAGGCCGAGAAGCACCACGCCGCCGACGTGAAGGCGTTCGAGCGTGGCGAGCGGGACCGGATGCCCTTCTACCTCGGCCGGATCAGCCGGGCCCGCACGCTGGAGCTGCGCCGTAGCCGGGTGGCTTACTGGTTCAACCGGGGCGACGTGGACGCGATGAACGGCGCCGGGTGGGCCTTGCGCCGGATGGAGCTGGAGCAGGAGTACCGGGAGCAGCTGGCGGCCGAGGCCGAGCTGGAGGCGCACGCCGAGCGAGTGGCGCGCATCGAGTTCGACCGGGCGTGCCGGGTCCAGGACACGCTGGAGACGATCGTCACCGGCCTGGCGAAGGCCGGCCGCGCGGACACCGTCACTTCGGCCCAGCGCTGGGCCGCGATGCTGGACCTGGAGCACGGCTACGCCCAGCAGCTGGCGTGGGCCGACGACGTCCAGCTGATCACCGTCGGAGAGTGGCAGCAACGCATGGAGCACGTGGCCAGGGGCCGGGCCGAGGCCGTCACCGGCGCGACGAACGGGGAGCGCGTGGGACACCCGGTGGACGACCCGAACTGGCTGCGCTGCTCGCTGTCGTTCGGCTCGGTCACCGACCGGCTGGCCGGGAAGCGTGCGCGGGTGACTGACCTGCTGTCGGTGCCGTCCCCGCTGGGGGCCACCGACTTGTGGGAGCTCGGCATGGCGGCGTTCGACGTGCAGCGCAACCTCGACATCATCCACGCCCGGGTGATCGGCCAGTGCCCCGGCTGCTGGCGGGACCGGGAGACGCAGGCGTGGGGTCACCGGCCGATGTGCCCGAACTACCTGCGCACCGAGCCGATGACGGCCGAAGAGATCAAGCAGTACTGGTCCCCGGCCGACGCAGTTCCGGCGAACTGCGTCTAACCACCAAGCAGACGGCCCGGCCCCGGCGGACGAACCCCGGGGCCCGGCCGTCGCACCACACCGAAGGGATGATCATGACCACGAAACCGAGTAGGTATGTGTGCGGCCGTTGCGGCCACGCTGTTCACCTATGGGCCCGAATCAAGGCTGGCGGAACGTATTGGAAGCACGCTACTGGCGGTCGTTCCACACCAACATGCGGCCAGAAACCGGACGTTAGGGAGCGTGCATCGTGAGCATTCACATCATCGGCATCGATCCCGGCGGCACCACTGGTGTAGCGGCGCTGCACATGGTGCCCGGTGTCGACGGCACGCCGCGTTGGTGCGCCGCCAAGGTCTTCCAGGTCGGCACTCGGCGGTCCGGTAAGGGTGAGAAGTCCGAGGACATCGTGGAGCGCCTGGAGAAGGAATTCGCCCTGCTGTTCGCGGCCTGCGGCCGGACGCCGACCCGGCAACTGCTGTTCGCGGTGGAGAAGTTCGTGGTGGGCCCGCGCGCCGGCCGCAGCGCCACCCCGCAGGCGTCCGAGGTGGCTCGGAAGGTGATCGGCCAGCTGTGGACCCTGGCGCACGATTTGAACGCCGGCATCGTGGAGCGCACGGCCAGCCAGGTGAAGCTGTGGGCGACGGACGCCCGGCTGCGCCGCGCTGATGGCGCTATGGCCCCGATTGGGCCCGATAACAGCGGCCAGGGCACCCGGCCGTGGGGCTCGGTGTTCGACGCCACCAAGGGGCTGCCGCACGCCCGGGACGCCGCCCGGCACGCCCTGTTCGCGGGTCGGCACGACGCCCATTGGCCGGACCCGCTCTCCCGCGCATACTGGGAACCGCTGGAGGCTCTGACCAGCGAGAACGCCGCATCTGGAGAGTGATTCATGGCCAGACTCAGCTGGACGCACTACACCTTCGGCGACGGCACCGGCCACTTGGTGGGTTCGGCCGAGCCGTTCGAGATGCCGAGGTTCGAGCCTGAGTCGTGGACTCGGGACGCCGCCTGCCGGGAACCTCGCGATTTGGACGACTGGCACCAGCCGCCGAACAGCCTGCGGACGAAGGCCGCCCGAGAGGTGTGCGCGACGTGCCCGGTCCGGGAACAGTGCCTGGACTTCGCCATCCGCAACCGCATCGACAACGGGATCTGGGGGGGCCTCACTGAAAAGGAACTGCGGGCGCTGCTGCTGAAGGCGTACAAGAAGGCACGGGCCAAGACGCTGGTGGTCATCCGGCCGAAGCGGCGGAAGGCGGCTTCATGAGCCTGCACAAGTGCCGGCACTGCGGAGACGACATCCGCTCGGTGCGGCTGTGGCTGCCTCGGCCGCCGGACTGGCCGGGCGGCATCCTCACGCCGCCGCCGTTCGACACGGCGTACGAGTCGCTGGAGGACGGCGGCCGGTTCTGCCGAGGCGTCGGCCTGATCACGCTGGAGGAGCCGAACGGCACCGTGCCGGACCTGCCGCACCAGCCGATGCCGAGGATCGGGACCTGACCGGCACCCATCACCACGGGCAGTGACCGGCCCCCTGCTCCCGGGGATGGAGCAGGGGGCCGGAGTTCGTCTCAGCCTGCGGCGTGCAGGACCGGCAGGACAGCCAGCAGGAGCGCCAGGCCCCACGCCACCGCGCCAGCGATACGCAGCGCCAGGGCGGCCGGTGAGGCGATGACGCCGCCCAGCCCCCACAAGAAGACGCCGGCCAGGAACGCGATCAGCACGGGCCCGCTCATGACGCCGCCGTCGGCCCGGCCTGCGGCGGCACCGGCGGGGCCGTGTCCACTTCGACGTCGGCCAGTCCGCGCGGGGTGTGCCGCGCCAGCCAGCTGGCCGCGAAAGTCACCACGCCAGTGATGACGGCCAACACGGGCGCGGACACCCACGCCGGCACGGTGCCGCCAGGCAGCACCTCGGCCCCGAAGCCGAGCAGCAGCGCGGACAGCGCCGCCGCGACGCTGCCTACCTTCACCTTCAGCTCCACGGGGGAAGTGGTGTTGTCGGCCATGGGTCACGCTCCGGTGCTGTAGGTGGTGGTGCTGTGCAGCTGGCTGATGGCGTTGTCCACGATGTCGTGGACCTCGGCCGGCGTCGCGCCGGCGGTCCCGGCCGAGCCGAGCGTGGACAGGTGGGAGTACGCGGTCCGAACCGCCGTGTCGGTGTCCAGGTGCTTCTGGTACTGCGCCGCCGGGATGCCGAGCACCGAGCCGGTGCCGTCGCCTCCCCACGCCTTGTCCTTGGCGCGCACGTCGGCCCAGGTGGCGTCCACCAGCAGGCCGCCGCCCACCAGCTGCTTGACCTGGGTGAAGCCGTTGGTGGCGGACAACGGGCTGCCGGGGGTCTGAAGGGGGCTGTCGGTGTTGGCGATGAACTCGAACACGATGTCTCCTGGTGAGGTCAGGGCTGCCGGCGCGGGTGCCGACTGGCCGAAGTAGTCGGTGCGCTGCTCGTTCACGTCACAGTCCACCCCGCCTACCGACATGGTGCTGATGCGCTGAAGCAGCTGGATACGTCCGTCCGTCTGGCCGCCGGACCAGGCCAGCGTCTGCCAGGCCAGCGACGCCAGGCCGGCGTCCAGGGCCCGCGACACCGCGTAGAACCCCCCGTAGACCCCCATGCGCCAGAAGCCCATGACGTTGCGGGCCGCCAGCAGGTACTGGCCGACGGGGCCGAGCTTGGCCATGGGGTCGGCCGAGCTCGGCGCGTAGTCGGGGACGTCGAAGTCCACGGCGAAGTAGATCGGGAAGCCGTCCAGGCCGACGGCCGCCGCCGCAGCGCGGGCCGCTTGCGCGTCGGCGGTGCCGGCGGACGCTCCCTGCGTCGCCCGGTCCGGCTGGCCGATGATCTTGCGTTCCCACACCAGCGCGATGTTCACGCCGTTGGCGCGCAAGTCGGCAACCTCGGCGGCGTCGATGTTGACGCGTCCGGACAGCCCGTTGTCCAGGTAGCGCACGACGAAGCTGTAGCCGGCCGCCCGGATGGCCGCGCCGCCGGGCCGGGCGGCGCTGTAGTCCAGCCCGAGGTTCACGAGGCGTCCCTTCGGTTGACTCGGATGAAGGTGACCAGCCGGTGCGTGGTCAGCGCCGCCACAGCGGCGGAGATGGCCAGCCGGTCCGGCGTGGTGCTCGGGTGGGTGCGCAGCGTCGCCAGCGCGATGATCGAGGACAGGTAGAGCAGGCCGACGGTGCCGGACCACGCCAGGATGTCAGCCCGGACCCGACGCACCGCGCGGGGTTCGCCCGGCCGGCGACGCCAGGGCCGCACCAGGACCAGGAACAGCGTCAGGAACACCAGCGCGCTGGTCGCGCCGACGGCGAAGAACAGCCACGCCAGAACCAGAGGGATCACGGTCTGCTCCCGTAATGCTGGAGCGCGGCGGCTGCCGCTTCTCCGAGGTGGTTTCGACGCCACATCGCTGCTCCCTGCTGAACAGTCGGCTGGGCGGCGGCGGCCAGTCGCTTGGCCTCGGCCAGACGCTGCTCCGCCTCCTTCAACGCGGTGGCCGTGTCGGTCCCGTCCTTGCTCGGCACCCAGAACTTCAGCCACCTGATCATGACGTGATCCCCTGTCGCTCGGTCGGCGGCGTGCCGTCGATGGTCAGGGACCGGAACTGCTCCACGGTGTGCACGGCTACCTTGACGCCTGGCTGTAGCTCCAGAAGGGTCCGCGCTAGCACATCGCCGCGCTCCTGCTCCCGATCGAAGGCTTCCTGGAGTTGTTCCAGTCTTCGGCCGGCCACCAACCGATCCGTGGCCAGCATCCACACGAAGGCGACGACACCCAGCACGAACAGCAGCCAGCCGCCGCCAATGCCGAGCACCTGCGACAACGCCGTGATGTCGATGCTGGCGCTCGGCTCCTGTCCCATACTCGGATGGTAACCGGATGCACCCCCCAACAGCCTAGTTGCGCGCCATTGCAACTTGTGGTTCACTGGTCTGGCACCGCCCCCAACCGAACACCGAGGAGCACACCATGAGCACGCTGACCATCGTCGACTTCCAGCAGTACGACATCACCCTGCGCCCGGTGCCCAGCGTGGACAACCAGGGCGAGCCGTGCGAGGTGTGCCAGCTGGTGGACAACACGGTGACGTGCAACGTCTACGGCGTGGTGATAGGGCCGCACGCCAACCTGTACCAGATGGTGGAGTGCTGCGACGACTGCGTGCCGGACGTCATCCTGACCATGGACCCGACGGCGGACGTCACGGTGGAGTCCTTGCTGGAGGACAACGACCGGATGCACGGCCCGGACTGCACCTGCGTGCACCCGGACGGGGAGTGAGGAGACCATGCGGAACACGTCCGTCGGCAACTTCGGCAGCTGGAAGCGCGCCAGCAACACCACCATGCGCGTCCGGGTGTCGCTGACCATCGAACTGAACCCCGAAGACTGGATGCTGGCCTTTGGCATCGAGCGGGCCGGCGTCCGGGAAGACGTCAAGAACTACGTGACCAACCTGGTCCAGTCCTCGGCCATCTTCGACCGGGACACCGGGGAGTGCGCGGCCAACGTGTGGGAAGGGAAGTCCGGAGAGTGAATCAGCTGGCGATGTTGAACGCCGCGATGGCGACGCTGGCCGACGACTGCGCCGCCATCAACGCGGCGGCGCGGCCGTTGGCCGGGGAGCTCCAGGTGCCGGCGTTGCGGGTGGAGCCGAAGACCGGCGGCGGGGACCGTGTGCTCTACGTCGGCTCGGCCAACGGCGTGTTCACCACGTACGTCGGCGGCCCGGCCGAACACGTCTTCGTCCAGGACGTCGAAGAGTGGGTGCCGAGCGCCGACCCGTGCACCGGCGGCCCGAAGCCCGTCCTGGTGCGCGGCGTTCGGCTGGTGGACGAGAAGGGCCGGGAGCTGATGCTCCAGGTGCGGCCGTGACGCAGGAGTGGATCGCACAGTGCCCGAACGGCCACACGTCACCCGGCGGGGACGGCCGGTGCACCGAGGTGGGGTGCAACCACATCGACGAGATCGTCACCAAGTCCACGCGGAACAAGAAGGGGCTGGCCATGGGCACGCCGGCCGAGCACGGCGTGGACCGCCACATCCGACGCAGGAAGAGGTAGGCGAGATGCCCAAGGACAAGGACGACGACCAGCCGAAGTTCCACGGCGGCACGCTGGGTGACCGCTTCGCGGATGCCGGCCACGCCGAGCGGCCGGCACCGATGCCGATCTACGGCGGTGGCAAGCGCCGCAAGCCCGGCTGCTCGCTGTTCGCGCTGGCGCTGTTGGCCGTTAGCGGCGCGGGTGCGCTCGGCGTCGGTTTCGTCAGCATGGCCACCGTGCTCACCCTCGGGATGTACGGCGTGGTGCCGCTGGTGTCGGGGCCGCTGCCGTGAGCGGGAGAGACTGGAGACAGACCTTCACCGACCTGGTGCCGCTGGTGTTCTGGTTGGTGACGTTGGCAGCCCTGGTGGCTGGCGTGGTCGCGCTGGTCGCCTGGACGATCGGAGGATGACCGAATGACCGAGGACACACCGGGCAAGCACCGGACCCGGGAGACGCACACTCAGGACAACTGGGACGGCACCCCGGGCGGCCGGCACCGCGCCGTCGGGGAGGAGCCAGCGGCCCCCATCACCCAGAAGCGCACGCCCGGCCAGAACATGGCCAAGCCGCTGGTGCGCGACAGCGCCGCGCGCAAGTACGCCAACCGCACGAAGGGCATCAGGTGATGCCGGCCCGCTGAGCGGGTAGACCGACAGAGCGACCCCCGGGCCCGGTGCCCGGGGGTCGTCCATGTTCCGGCGCCGCAGGTTGCTACGCGCAACTAACTATGCGGCGGCGTTGAACTGGCGCTGGAAGTCGGCGTCGGCCAGCTGGGACCACTCCCAGTAATTCGTGGGGTCGGTACCCCAGTACGGGCCGAAGACCGCCCACCAGCCCATGTAGACCGAGACGGACATCCAGCTGACGCCGTTGGGTGACCACTGCACCGTGAGCAGCGTCTCGCCGTTTGGTCCCGCGCCGCTGACTACGGACCACTCGTTCGCCGCGAAGGTGTGCGAGGTGATGAACCCCTGCACCCAGGTCTTGAACGCCTCGGTGTTCGAGCCGTCCCACCGCATCGCCTTGTACTTGCCCGGTACCGGGCTGTAGTCGTCTGCCACGCCGGCCAGTATCACGGGCCGAAGACCAGGGCGTGCCACTTTGTGTGGGTCGCGTTGGTGTTCTGGGTGTCCGACCCCCCGGACTTCTGGCCCTGAAGCTTGATCGTGTGAGACCCGCTGGACGTCAGGGTGGTGATCCACTCCTGGAAGCACGTCACGCGCAACGTCTGGCTGTGCGCCTCGCCGGACTGCCCGGTGCCGTCCACCAGACAGGTGCCGATGAACGTGGACGTCACGCCCGTGCTGTCCACGTCGTAACAGGCCCAGATGGTGACCTTGGTGTTCGGATAGGTGGTGGTGAAGGTCAGCGACGTGCCGGTGATGTCGGCCGTCGCGCCCATCGCCTGGTGCGAGGTGGCCGCCGCCCCGATGAACTGGAGCGAGTTGTTGGTCAGAGCCGCCAGCAGGTCGGCGGTGATGCGGTTGCCAGCGGCAGGCAGCGCCATGGTGTCCTCACAGTCCCACGTAACAGGGCTTGAACAGCCGGACGTCGGTGAGCGCGCCCTGGGCCTTGACCACGCCGTTCACCGAGCGGGTGACGGTGAAGGTCTGGGGGCTGCTGCTCCCGGTGATGTTGGTGACGGTCATCCGCTCCCCGCCCACGATGATGTCGAAGGGGAAGTCACCGGCGGCCGTGGTCCACAGCTGGGTGTTGGGGCTGGTCTGCACCGACAGCGACGTGGCCGAGCTGGTGTAGCCCAGCGCCAGCTGGCTGCCCCCGGTGTCCATCCGGCTGTCGGTGCTGGCCGGGCTGGCGGCGTTGGCCACCACGCCGACGTGCCTCGGCTCCTCGGGCAGGCAGATGAAGGCCAGTTCGTGGCGCTGGGTGTGCAGCAGCTCCACGATGCCGACTACCGTCAGCTCGGCGTCGTCGTACAGCCCGCTCGGTGCCATGCCCGTCACCGTGACCTTGTCCATCAGGTCCACCGCCAGCAGCTGCCCGAACGGCCCGGACCAGCCGCTGACCACCACGTTGTTGTTGGCGCGGTTGGTGCGCAGCGCCGAGTAACGCGGCTTGTCGACGGTGCCGAGGCCGACCAGCCAGGCGGCGATGTTGCGGATGACGTACGCGTAGTAGGCGTTCGCGGTGGCCGTCGCGTCGTACTCTCCGGCCCCGTTGGGTGGGGCCTGGATGGACAGCGCGCCGGACGTCTTCTGGTAGCGGTAGCTGGAGCCGTCCGGCGCGGTCACCGTGACGCTGTTGCGGGTGCTCTGGTCGTCGTCGATGGGCTGGAACGGTGGGGCCACCTGGCCGCTGGACAGCGACAGCGTGGTGGTGGCCGGCCGGTTGTCCACCGAGGCGTGGTGGTGGAAGTGCAGGCCGAAGGAGCCGCGCGACTCGGTCAGCTCCCCGGTGTCGGTGCTGGCGCACTCCTGGAGCAGCTGGACCAGCGTCTGCTGGCGCTGGGGGCCCATGGCCGGCGTCAGCACGCGGTCCGTGGGAGTGTTCCACCCGAACTCGACACCCTCTTCGGCGCACAGCCGGATCATGCGGTTCAGCGCCACTTCCGACGCCCAGCCGTTGATGCAGGACGACCAGAGACCCTGGCGCACCGAGCTGCCCACGTCGGCCCCCCAGACGGCGACGTGGGCGAAGCCGAACTGGTCCGCCGTCGCCGGCGTGGGGAACACCAGCTGGGCCAGCGGCAGCATGGTGGCGGTCATCGTGCCGGTGAAGTCCCCGCCGTCCCGGGTGGCCGTGACGGTCAGCGTCGCGCCGGACTGCGTGCAGGTGATCACGTAGCTGTGCCACTTGCCGTCGATGAAGTCGGCTCCGGTGATGTCGGCCGGGATGTTCACGATGTTGGTGGACCCGCTGGGCAGCGTCACGTAGACCGAGCACGTGGAGTCGGTGTTGATGTTCATCGACACCTGGAACGGGCCCGCGCCGGAGAAGATCACGGTGGTGCCGCTGGTGCGGGTGATCCGGGCGCAGAAGGCGACGGCCCACGCCGTGGTGGACGGGGTGGGGTCCGTCCACGCGTACAGCTGACTACCCTGCGTGAGAACCGGCGCCGGTCCGCTTCCGATCAGCGTGGAGTCCTGGGCCCACTTCACCGTGCCGACGCCGTTGTTCCCCGCCTGGATGGCCTGCATCGGGACGCCACCGACGAAGTTCAGCGCAGCGATGGTGGACGCGCCGTCCTCCAGCGGCCAGTACGCGTACGGGGCCTGAAGCGCGATGTAGCGGCGCGCGGCGCTGTCCAGAGGGCCGCCGCCGGCCGACAGCCGACGCAGGGGCCCAGAGGCCGTCACGGGGACGTAGGCGTACTGGAGGGTGCCGTCCCAGTTCTGCGGCCACTCGGACACCTCACCGGCGAACCTGGGCACCCGCACGGCCACGTTGTCCAGGGTGAAGGTGATGGGCGTGGCGTTGGTGTTGCTGGGATCGGTGCTGGTGTAGATGGTGGCGTAGCTGCCCACGGGGTTGAAGTTGTTCACCGCCAGCGACGCGCCTTCGGACGTCACGGCGTCCCAGCCCTGCGGCTCGGACTGAGTGTTCGGCATCCACGCCTTGATGCGGAAGATTTGCCCCTCGGACTGCACGCGAATGGCGATGGGTGTGTTGGCGGCGTAGGTCAGCCGAGGGATGCCGGTGAGGCCGATCAGGACAGTACCGTCCGAACCCTGGAGGTTCACCTGCGGGGTGCCGCCGCCGGCCGGCAAGATCAGGCTGAACTGGTAGTAGGTGGTGCCGTTGGAGCGCACCCGGACGCCGGTGTAGAGGCTGCTCCCGGTGATGCTGGCCACGCCGCAGCTGACCTGATAGGAGACATCGACGTCCCGCACGGTCAGCGACTGGAGCGAGGCGAAGTGCGCGACGCCGTGCGCGGTGTGAGTCATCGTGGCGGCGCTGCCGGTGACGGCGAAGTCGGACGCCGAGCCGCCGGAGCAGGTCCAGGCCCAGCCGTCGTCCGTGCTGCCCCACCCGTTGGACACGGTCCGGGTGAAGGTGTCCTGGGCGGCCACCAGGGACAGCCGCATCGGCGTGTTGCGGCCGATGGAGCCGAAGTACGCGCCCAGCGGGTTGCGCGGGCTGTATCGGCCGGTGGTGTTCTTCAGGACGAACGAGCAGTTGCCAGGGGTGAGCAGGGACGACTCGTTCGGCCGGCCCCGGGTGATGTTGCAGCCCTCCGACCATCGGACGTCGTCGGTGATGTCGGTCCAGGCGCTGTTCACGAACAGCTCCATGGCCATCTTCTGCGGCGTGGCGGGGAAGGTCCGGCTGTTCTGGGTGACCATCAGCTGTTCCTTCCGAACGCCACTTGCACGTCCCCGCCGCCGACTACACGCACATACTTCTTGATGATCATAGCCAGGAGCTGGCTCACCTCATCGCCTGCGGCGTGCACTTCCAGCGCCGGCATCGCGCCGGTGCCGCCGGCGTTGCCCAGGGCGTCGGTAATGGCCTTGTCCACGCCGGACCGGGGGATGACCGTCGCGCCCACCTGGTCGCGGATCAGCTCGGCCCCCTGCTCGCCCACCAGCCGCAGGCCGCCCGGCAGCACCATGCCGGTGGCCGCGCCGGGCATCGGGCTGGTGACGCCGCCGGACGCCGACATGGTGTGGTGGCCGGGGAAGGTCACCGCCGTGGTGTTGCCGGTGACGGTGTCGACAGTGACCACGGCGCGCTGGCCATTGATCCACCGCAGAAGGTTGCGCGTCTCGTCCATCGCGCCCTGGGTGTCGGCGTGCACCTTCGTGCTGATGTCTTTCGGGATCAGCCCGTAGGTGGCCAGCAGGGTATCAATCTGGTCTTTCGTCAGGCCGGCGGCGTGCAGCACGTTGTACAGCTGCTGGCGGTTGCCGTCCAGCGCCTGATTGATGGCAGCGGTGGACTGGCCGGCGTCGGCCATGGCCTGCGCCTGGCCGGCCCAGCCCTGCTGTGCGGCCTCCAGAACGGTCAGCACGTCTCGGCCGCGTTCGCTGTTGGTGTTCAGCTCGCCATTCAAGCTGAACACCGCTCCCTTGGCGTTCTCCATTTGCGTGGAGAACGTGTTCAGCGCGGTGCCGAATTGCGCGGCGTAGTCCTGCGCCTTCTGCAATCCGTGGTCGCCCATGATGGCCAGTGAATCGGCCAGCGCCTTGATCTTCTGATCGGCAGTGGACGCCGCCGTGTTCAGAATGTCGATGTCGGCCTTCAGCTGCGATGTGTTCGACGAAGCCGACTGGCTGGAGCTGGACAGGATGTCCACCTGTCCGGACAGCTGCATGGCGGTGATGGCGGTGAGGCCCATCTTCGCCGCCCAGTCGTTGTACTTCTTCAGCGCGTCGTCGGCTACCTGTTTGTTGTCCTGGACCTTCTGCGACAGACCGGCGATTTCCCGGGCGTTGGACCCGGCCTGGTCGCCGTACTGGGCGGCGTCCTGGATGCCGGCCTTCTGGGTGGTCTGGAGATCCTGGAGCGACTTCAGGTAGTCCTGGTTCGCCTTGCGCGCGTCGTCCATCTGCTGTCGCGCCTGGACGGCCTGCGCTCCACCGGCCTCCAGCGAGGCGGCCAGCTTGTCGGACTGGTCGGACAAGTCGTTCGCGTGCTGGGCGTCCAGGTCCATGGCGGTGCCCAGCAGCGCCAGACCGACGCCGACGTAGGGGAGGCCGTCCCCGACCTTCTTCAGCCCGGTGGACACCTTGCTGGTGACATCGCCGAAGGTGCTGCCCTTGGTGCCGGCCCTGTCCAGCGCGCCGGCGGCGCTGTTGATGGGGCCTTCCAGCTTGCCGAGCAACGACACGTTCATGTAGGCCGACAGGGCGGTGCCGCCGAAGACACCGAGCAGGGAGGACGCCGGACCGAGCGCGCCCACCAGCCCATTGATCACGGTGAGGTCAGCCTGGATGCCGCCGCCGAGCGCCGGCAGCGCGGTGTGGGCCAGCCCGTCGATGGTCGACCCCACGGTGTGCAGGGTGGTGATCAGCGTCCCGCCGGTGTGGGCGAAGGTGTCGGACAGGTCTCCGAGCAGCGGCGCGGCGGTGGCCACCAGCGTGGACGCCACCTGGCCCACGTAGGAGATGCTGGTCCCGATGGTCGTGCTGTGCTGGGACACGTCGGCCGCCGCCTGGCCGACGGCCTGGCCGACGGTCCGGGCGGCCCCGTCGATGCCGTCGAATACCGGGATCAGCCGAGAGGACGACGACACGACGCCGGGCATCACGTTGCTGCCGAAGTCCACCAGGGACTGCGACAGGATCTTGATGTCCGGCGCGACGTTGCCCAGGGCCTGGCCGATCTGCGGCTTCAGCTGCTGGAAGCCGACCTGGATAGTGCCCAGGGCCTGCTGGACCGGCTGCTCCATTTCCAGGCCCCACGACTGCCCGGACGTCTTGAGTTCCGCGCCGAACGCCTGGACCTGCTGCTTGACCTTGTCGCTCTGACCTGCGACAACGGCC